TGTCACATTAATAATATCTGGATACTGAAGGAAGGCTCTGCCCTGACCCGTTTGACCAATGGATTTACCTGTAATATCTGATGCAACTCTTGAAAAGTCTGCATATCTTGGATGAATATGTTTACGGATTGTACGGATAACACTACGTAGCGTTTCAGTCTCGTCTCTCGTTTCTGGAGCTAGTGTCCAGTCAAACACATGAGTTTTGAGATCCACACCATCAAATGCTAGAGCCTGATATGGGTTGAATGCAAACCCGGACCCAACTTCCAGTCCTTTTTGAACTCCAGGAGCAATTGCTTGTAGGGATTGTCTGAGTAAAGATGCGGCAGCAACATTTCCGGCATTTTTAATTGCATCTGAATTGATACCAAGCGCTCCTTTCGCTTCTTTAACATTCTTTGCGCTTGATAATGCATCAATCACAGAACCTAGCTGACCAATTGAATTAGCCGCGAGAGATCCCCCTATTCCAAGCTCAGTTGCACCAACTTTAACTTGAGAGTTATCTAAAAGGTTTTCTGGCAATGGTAGAGCAATCGAATCCATAATGTTTCGAGTTATATTCTTAGGTGCATTTACATTACGCTTCCTCACACCAAAATCATATTTCTCAAACGTGATATGCATATAGTGTTGCCCAATATCACGAGGAAACGTGTACTGAGCAACTGTATTGCTTTCACGTTTTCTTGCTCGAGCTAGCTCTGGAAAGTTAAATCTGGCCATGCCTTTTCCTTATAAATACTTTTTTGTATAATTATTTATATTGTAGATATGGCTTATCAAGGAAAATTTAAAGCATCCAATCCGCAAAAGTATATGGGGGATCCTACCAATATTATTTATAGAAGTCTTTGGGAGTTTAAGCTGATGAGGCACTTAGATGCTCATCCACAGGTTGTAGGTTGGGGGTCAGAAGAGGTTATAATACCATATAGAAGCCCCATTGACGGAAGAAAACACCGCTATTTTCCAGACTTCCTGATAAAACAAATAAATAATAAAGGTATGAAAGAATCAATACTGGTCGAAGTCAAGCCAAGAGCGCAAACGAGACCACCAGAGAAGAGCAGTAAGATAACAAAAAGATATTTGAATGAGGTAAAGACTTGGGGCGTGAACCAAGCAAAGTGGAAAGCCGCTGAAGAGTTTTGTAAAGATCGTGGCTGGAAGTTTATGATAATGACTGAAAAGGAACTAGGTATCAAGTAATGGCAACAACGTTCGATACAATTTTGACACGTGGTGTCCGAGAAGGGCAAATTCCTGCAAGAACAGACTCTGCAAGGAATTGGTATAGAGATGCAGCAGGTCAAAGACGGAGAATCAATGAACGATCGTTGATCAACTCTGAAACTAGCCGATTTAAGTCCAGGATGAGAATTGGCGACATGTATATGTTCTATTATGATCCAAAGCATAAAGAAACATTACCATATTATGATAGATTTCCCCTAGTATTTCCAATCAAGAAAGCTGAAGGTGGATTTTTGGGATTGAACATGCATTACCTTCCTCTTCCATTGAGAGCAAGGTTAATGGATGCATTATACGACTTGAGTTTGAACCAGAGATACGACGAAACAACGAGATTGAGATTGAACTATGATGTTCTTAACTCAGCAGCAAAGTTTCGTCTCTTTAAACCGTGTATCAAACATTACTTAATGGATCATATGGATTCGAGATTCTGGTATGTTTATCCTTCGGAATGGGATATTGCTTTATTCCTTCCACTTGAAAGGTTCAAAAAAGCAAATAAACGTAAGGTTCAAAACGACTCTCGTCGTATGATACAAGGAAGATAACAGATGGCATTCAGTGTTAGCGAATTTAGATCTGCACTTAACAATAGTAAGTTCGACGGGCTTGCTCAAGCTAACAAGTTCTATGTGGAACTTGATGCGCCTTTTGGTGTCATTCGACCATACCTACCTCTGATTGATTCAAGAGAGATGCAATTCTTCTGCGACACTATTAATCTTCCTGGCAAAAATCTAAACACCTTTGATCACAAGAGGCATGGATATGGTGATACGACAAAAATGCCAACATCTAGAGCTCCAGAAACTATTACAACAACATTTTTCTGTGATAGTAATTATCAGGTAATGAAGTTTTTCCAAGCATGGCTAGACTTTATTGTTGAAGGTACTGATGCTGCACCAAGTGCAATCCTAGAAGGCGGTAGGCAGCATAGAGAAATCGCTTACAAAGAAGATTATACCGTTAGAATGAAAGCATATACTCTCGATGACAGCGGAGATGAAGAGGGGACAATTGGTGGAATTTTTGGATTCACAAATCCCTTCCAGCCAGGTGGTGGAATGGAATATACATTCTACAATGTCCATCCAGTACAGCTCGGAGCCGTATCAATGGGTTGGGAGCAGAACGATACAATTTTAAAGATTCCTGTTGAGTTTGCATACTCACATTACGAAACAATTCTCAATGGTTCTACGAACCCAAGGTCACTTAATCAGTCTAGCGTGAACTTCTTTGATAGAATTCTAAATATTGGTAACATTGCAGGAACAATTCTAAATACCAGACGACCAAGAAATATTCAAGATGTGATTGACGTGGTTTCTAGCACGAGTACAATCTTGAGACAACTTTAATAACATGGAGTAAATCATTATGGCTTTGCCAAAAATTGAATCGCCTACATTTATGCTTGAGGTTCCATCAACAAAACAAACTCTTCGTTATAGACCGTTTACAGTAAAAGAAGAAAAGATTCTTCTTGTCGCTTTACAAGCTGAGGATATCAAAGAAACCGAACATGCTATTAAACAAGTTTTGAATAACTGTATTGTTGATGATCTTGATTTAGATGATCTTGCAACTTATGATATTGAGTATTTGTTTTTACAACTAAGAGCAAAGTCTGTAACGAATATTATTGAGTTCTCAATTGAAGATGACGGTGAATACTATAAGACTGAGATTAATTTAGATGAAGTCAAGGTATATTTTGACTCTAACCACAACAATAGCATTGAGTTGAATGAAGAAATTACTTTGATTATGAGAGATCCAACGTATAGTATTGTTGCTAAACTTGAGAACAGAAGTGATACAGATATGCTGTTTGAAGCTATTTCAGGTTGTATTGACAAAGTTCTCGTTGGCGATGATCAGGTTATCACTATGAAAGATTACACCAGAGACGAACAGAAAGAGTTTATAGATTCCTTTAGTTCTAAAAACATGAGACAGATTGAAAAATATTTTGACACTCTACCAAAGCTGTCCCACACAGTACAATATGTAACAAATGACGGTGAAACGAAAGAAAGGGAGATTAGCGGTCTTCAAAGTTTTTTTATCTAGGGCTGATTCATAATAATCTTTCAAACTATTATAGAGTCATCTTTGCCCTAGCACAACACCATAAGTGGTCAATTACTGAGCTTGAAAATCTTATACCATTTGAACGTGACTTATATGTTGATATGCTTCTTGAGTTTTTAGAAGAAGAAAAGAGAAAACACGAATCACGGAGTTAAAAAATGGCAGAAGAAGAAACAAAGGCAGCTAGCCTTCATCCAGCTGATACCAATGGCGATGGTGTAGTCAGCCCAGAAGAACACAACATGTATCTCGAGTTTAAACGTAAAGAGCTTGAAGATGCAGACGCAATGAGAGATGCACAGCGCACAATGGCTTGGTTTTCACTTGGCGGCATGTTATTGTATCCAGCAATTGTCTTACTTGCTTCGATCTTCAATATTGAACAAGCAGCAAAGATTCTTGGTGATATGGCTGGTGTTTACTTTATTGCTGTTGCTGGTATTGTTGCAGCTTTCTTTGGTGCACAAGCAATATCTAAACCTAAGAAGTAGTAACACTATTATACTAGAGTTTACAAGAAAGTCAAGAGAAAATGGCAACTTTAACTGATGTAATTGGTAGAATGAAACAAGAGGGCGATCTCAATCGCAACTCTGGGACTCACTCAATTAAGAGCCTGAAGGAAACTATTACTACTGGTCTTGGTAGTCTAGAACGATCCGTTATGGCTCTTCGCCAGTCGATGGTTAACTCAAATATTGCTATTCGAAAGATAGGCGAGGCACTTGATGTACAACTCGACGACGAACCTGAGGAGGAACGAGCTGCTCGTGATCGGGTAACTAGTGTTCTAGATGATCCAGAACCTAAGAAGGAAGGATTAGGTAATCTTATTGATACATTAAAAGGTCTAACGAAGTCCTTTGGTAATTTTGCTAAGAAGCTGGTACCATCAAGAGGTGGTTTCCTTGCAGCTGTGTTGGGTGGTCTTGCTGGTCTTGCCCTTTTCTTCCCTGATTGGTTAGAAAAGAACATTATCAATCCAATTGTTGATCTTTTTCTAGGTGGTACTGAAACATGGTTGGGTAGAGTTCGTAGTTACATCGAATCGACATTTAATTTTATAAAAGACAACTTC